AGCCGATAGGCAGGAGGGTGAAAATGGATATGAAATATAATGAGTATTATAATAATATTGTCATGAACTTTAGGCAACTTGCTCTTGATCTCAAGAAGCAAGGTTTCAGATGTGAAATTTCTGAAGATGGTAATTATTTATTAGTATACTATCTTTGTTTTTCGGACTATGCCGAAATATGTCTTTCGGCATCTCATGATTGGAGTGTAGTTTATTATCATGACTTTAAAGATTTTGAAAATTATAGTGTACATACAAATTGGTCACTTATAAAGCTGTTGAATAAGCTCATGGTAGAAGTATAATAATAGCCCAGCAAATTGCTGGGCTATTATATTTTTTTCTCTTACATGGTAATAGAACCTCTGTGAATCTGTACCTGTGTGACCTCTGTCAACGTCCGGTAGTTGTGCTTATCATCTGAGACATCATATAAACTCAAATAAATATGCCGTCCTCGGAAGTTAAGCTGTGCAGGGATGTGAAAGAAATCACTTCCTGACTTAACAATCACAGTGGTTGGATAGCATGTATAGCCGTTGTGATCTCCGATAAAAGACGTTGAGAAAATACGCCCCAGACGGTACTCAGTGCCATCACATGTAAGTGTTCCGCTGTTTGGGAGACAAACATAGTTACCCCAGATCAGAGTGCTTGTATTTTCATTGTATGAGCTAACAAGCGGCCAACTTGATCCCAGTGTTGGTGAAAAGTCACCTGCCTCAAAATTAGCTGTAACTTCATAAAATGATGGACTACATGCCCCTGTTTCGACAGCAGTAGCAAGATAGCTTGCAAGCCTCTCCTGTCCGGTTGTGTTTGGATGGAATCCATCAGACCCAAGGAACCCGTCAGCATGGAGGATATAATCTGAACCTGTCAGATACCGCCAATTCTTCCGCTGAGTGTTATAAACGCTCTTTGCAGTTTTCAATCTATTCTGTACATATGGGTCATCCGTCCGATCTACTGACCATGCTACCATAGCGGAAAACACTTTTGCATTCGGGAATCTTGCCTCTGCTGCTCCCATAAAAGCATTGATTGCATTTTCAATTTCTGAGTAGGTTCCAAACTCATTAAATCCACCTACGACAAGGATCTGTTTGACCTCATCAGATGCTGGCACAGCATTTAAAAGCATAAGAAACGAATTATTAGATGTTGAGAAAGATGCCCCACCATTTGCGGAGATTGTGACATCCTCAAGCCCTGTGTACTTGATAAAGTTAGTTGTCCAGGGAGTTACATTGCCGTCCGGAGTATAACCAACGGTGTAGCTATCTCCGATGATGATAGTTTTCCCGGAATGATCAAAAAGCCCCTCCCTTTTCTGTAACTTTGTGATCTCAGCTGTATTTGTTCCAACCTGTTCTTTTAATGGGTCAATCTGTTCGGTGATTACTTTTGTAGTGGCATCATTTACCACTTTCCCGATCTCCCCATCATCCAGGCTTTTTTGGATGGCATCATCAATCATGGTCTGTGCAGTGTCTTTAATATGTGTCCATTCTTCATGGTCTTTGTCAGCCTGTTTACCAACTTTAATCAGCCAATCCAGATTCATGTCCTGCATTGAACTATGTGGATATTTATAAAACATCGTTATTCCCTCCTAATAAATTAATAAAAGCAGATCCTGTGCAAAAAGCCCTGTGCAATAGTCAATAAAGCTTTGTTTCCTTAAATCAAGCTCTGACTGTATCATCTGCTGTGACGTAGTGACTCCAATATTGCCATGAATATGTCCTACATGCTTATTCTGACCGGTCTCTCGGCTTGTTTCACCCTTGCCATACTCAAATGTATTTTTATTTTCTCCAGAACTTTGTACTTTTGTACTGCCTCCGTACTCTGTCGTTGTTTTTTCGTTTGGGCTATAGCCTGTATCATTAAAAGCACTGACATCATTGGTAGCTGTATCTGCCCCAGAGTTGGTAGTAGTGGTTCCCTGCCCTGCTTCTGCCCTGTTTACATCCTGCCCGGAACTTTGACTCGTTCGTGTCATATCCGGGCTGTCTGTCCATTCTTCATGGCGGTCATAGTTTTCAATTGGTTCATAGTTAAGTAAGTCTAACACATTATAAACCTTGTCAATGCTAGTTTTCCACTTCCTGCTCCATGCAGGAATAGCATTCTCATGCATGAAGTCCCAGTCTGGATATAAAGGCTCACAGTCCCCATAGGACAGAAGCAAGCTGTCGATAAAATTCTGCTTGTCTGCTGATTCTGGGAACTCCATCTTGTCGAATAGAGTAGTATTCCATTCATAAAGTCCTGCTATAGTTACTCTATAAAGTCCCATAAGTTTTTACCTCCGCAGTTTCATAACTTCTGATCTTGATTGACAAGTTCATCTCCGGATAAAGCCTGTTTGTCATGTCAACCCCTGCTTGCATTGTCTCAAGCCATGTCGTAAGCCGTGTCACGGATTCTGCATCATTTTTTCTTGTTTCAAGTATATTTAAGCGTTCTTTTTTGTCAGATCCGACAGATGGAATACCGACCTCTGTGTCAAACTGATCCAGAAGCTTTTCAAAAACCTCAATCAGCTCCGGTGCAATAAAGTTTTGCTTAAGATCCTTATTAAAACTTTCCCATGCATCCTGCTTGCTTCCTTGTCTGTCTTCCGTTTTTATGGATACATCAAAAGCCTCAACTGGGTTACCAGCTTGTATGCTGTCATAGATTTTTTTCAACGTCTGAGCTGATGCTTTGTTTTTCGCCGCAATCAGAAAAGCAAGTTTTGAGTTAAAAACGTTCATGTCAAAAGCAGACGCAACAAGTGCCAGTTTGTAGCTGTAAAAGCCAATGATATCTCCAATTCCGCAGAATGTAGGTCTGAGATAGATGACAGAACAGTCTTTCCCGATCTCCATATCTTCCATGTCAATCACAGCATTGCTTGCATATGTATGTATGCTTGCTGTTGTTGGTTTAAAATAAATATTGTACCCTGTCAGCGTAGGGTATTGAGCAATCAATCCATAAAGATCTGTCTTTGTGATGCAAATATAACCCCCAAATAGTAAGCAATATTTAAAGTAGTCAATATCAATGTTGCCATTGTATGTTATATCTAGTATAGAACACACACGCTCATAAAGCATTCGGTCAAACGTATCAGTATATAAGCTGTTGACTTTGATTCCGGATGGTTGGAAATAATTTGTGCAGATGTTGATCTTGTCAAAATTAACCGGTGTCCACATGTTTTTCTTTCCTCCTTTTATTCAAAATAAAATCCATTATTTAGGTAGCTGTTAACCTGTTCTTGATCCCCCTCAAATCCTGCAATCTGGATAGACGCATTCCGGCACTTTACAAAACCACTCAGTGCAGAAATACTGCGTACAGTACCATCTATATAACCCTCACTTGATCCATCTGGATCTATGCTTGTGCAGGCATAGCAAATACTGTTTGCATCCATGTTATTAAGAATACTGCTGATATTTCCAACAGTTCCAACCATGTTAGGCTCTGGTGAAGTCACACTCTGGAAAGCACCCAACGTATTTGTGATAGCTCCAATCGGATTACCGGAGGCAAGGTTTGTTCCAACGTCTATCAAGCTGGTAGTAAGTTGACCAATGTTAGTAGTAGCATGCCCAATTTGCACCGGAACGGCAAGCTGACATTGGAAATGTGCGTATTCATCTGAACCGGAAGTGAGCCAAACGTCAGCCATTCCAGAAACAGCATCAAAATTATAAGTTGCTTTTAGCTGACCCTTATTGGTCTTTGTCGGATTTATAGGAATAACCCCCACAAATGGAAGTTTTACAGTATACTTTGAAAAAGCAGCATTGTAGAATCTAAAATCACTATCAGCATATAAGGGATTCACAAGGCTTAAATCGTAGGAAAAAGTGCATGTTGCATCATTAATTAATGCAGCAGTAACACTGCTGTCCCAGTAGCCAAGTTTGATATTATCGGCAATATTCAAAAATGAGCTTAATCGGAATGGCAGCCATTTCAAGTCTACAATGTATTGAAACGGATTAAAAAGTAAACGTGTAAGTGCTGAGTCAATCACATCCGGTATTGACCCATAAGTGTACATAAATCCCATTAGATCATCTAATTGGCTTCCTGTTACATAATAAGTGTTTATCCCCTCAACCGAAACAGTACGCAATAAATAGTTTGGTGCATATCCATTAACAAACGTATTGATTGGCTGTCCTACTATTGTACCTTGACTTAACCAATTATTTGTTGGGATGTACATGCTATCATTGGCAAGCGTAGTCTGCTTAGCAGATCTCTCAATGAAGCACTTATAGTTGCCAATCTCTGTCCGGTAGGTTGCTAACATATCCTCACTCGCTGAGATCTCAACCATGTCATTATTTAGTGATACCGTTGAAGTGATAAAATAGTAATGGTCAGCCCATTTCAAATAATTATATTGCAACGCATTATCTAATGATAATTTTAATTTGAACACCGGATTCTGAAAAGTGGTGTTCGATTTTAAAAGGCAGGGGACAGAAGTCCCCTGCTCTGCTGGTCTTTTGGTGCTGTTTTTACGTTTGGAAAAATGATATAAGATAATTTCTGTCATTTTACATATACCCCACCTTTTGCTGTGATTGCACAAATCCATCCAGATGGAATCCGTACCCACGTTGCTCCTGCTGCATCCTTTTTTATTTCTTTTACCGTGACTGTGGTTCCTTTTTTCAAGCATCCATCTCCATAAGCGTGTTTCATGCCATCCCTTGTCAGCTGTGCATACTTTTTGATCTGACCCCATACACTGTATCGTACATGTAAGTGATCTACCATTGTAGTATAAGTCCTGCCTATTTCATAAGATGGACTTTTTTCATCCCATACCCTGCGGATGCAGGATAAGTCAGACCTACGACTTACAAGGCTTTTGACTACCCCAACCCCTGGATTGTATTGGGTGTTTTTTCTCCCGCCCCTGCTTTCAATCATATAGCCATTGCCAATAAAAATGGCACAGTGAGTAACTGGAGTTCCAAAAAATAGAAAATCACCTACTTTTTGCTGTCCAATCGGAATCCGTGTTCCAAGTTTGGAATATCCGGAAGCAGTAAGTCTTCCAACGCTTGAACCTGCCATTGATTGAATCTTGTAAAGGAATCCAGAGCAGTCAAGCCCCTGTGTGATGGTTGAACCACCCCACACATATTTTACTCCGAGTAAATCAATAGCGTTTTTTACAAGTTCGTTCGCTGTCATGTTTTGCACCTACTTTCCTAAGTGTTCAATTAACGAGTTCATTTTTTCAATGGCAACTGTATTATTTTTAATCACATTTGATAAGTTCTCAACCTCATCTTTGTGATCATCATTGAGTTTATCAACTCGTGCGTTGGTCTGGTCATACATGTATTTAACAAAGTACCCCATCGCACAACAACAAACGATTGGAAAAGCGTAGTTGCCAAGAATAGTCAAAAAGGTATCTGTCATCATGTTACCTCCTTTTTATACCTACTGTATCATCAAGGTACGGAAGGTACTCCCACCCCCAGCACGTAAAGAATCGCATTGTGTGTGAAGTTATTCCATGCATTAAAGCGGTAATGGTCGTAGATATTGTAATAACCTCCGGCTGCATTGAATGGAGTAGCTGCCGAATACATCCACTGATTATTAACTCCCATCGCTCTACGATCATATAAAAGACCAAGCACATATGGCAGATTTACCGCTGTACTGGCTTTTTTTGAAACTCCGTCAGCATCAATGATGTTTGGCGTAATATTGATAGCCGGGCTGTCGAACTCCTGCCAGCCGTTTACCAACTCTTTGTCAGCAATTTTAAGCTGCTCATCGGAAAAGACTGTCGGGAATACCTGCGTTTCAGAATCAATCCAGAAATCTGTATACATCAGAAGTTTCTGATTCTCCGGTCTTGTGAAGCGTAAGATGTCCTTGTCAGTCAGATTCATGTGGTACTTTGTAGTTCTGTCCTGCATCTTTTTGGAATCTTTCTTGATTCTTGCAACCACAAAAGCCATGAAATCTCTGTGATGTTCCGGACTTAACAACTGCTGTCTTGTCAGCTTTGTTTCATATGCTGTATTATACTCTTCTACAAGATCTACCTCATTTGTGCCAAGGGAGGAAATGCCAGCCATGAAGTTAAGCACCGTAAGTCTGCGTTTTGCTTCGTTTCGGCTCTCAATATCATTATAATAAGCAGTCATATATGAGCTTACAAACATAAGAAACTCTGCTTCATTGGAGAAAGCAAGTGCCAGCTGGTCCCGGAATCGTGTGATATGCGACTGTAAAACTTTTGAACCATAAAATTTCAACTCCACTACTTTTGGGGCGTTGATTTTGTACATGTCAACTGACTGACCATCGGCAAGCTGGTTTTCACTAAGGTCTGTGTTCCAATCCTGCGATTTTTCCGCATCGTTTGGCAATGTGATGATCTCACGTGTGATAGCTCCCCATCGTTCATTATCCTCAATGATTGACCGGAACACACCAGATCTGTATTTTTCCATTTCAAAATACGTTTTTCCACACCACTGACTGAGTGATTTCAGTGTGGACTCTACACCTGTCCGCAGCATTGTCTCTCCGACAGCCACAAAAGAACTTGTATCTACTGCTTTGATATTCTCGCGGCCGGTAGCCATCTTATACAGGTCATTAATGATCAAATAAGCATCCTGGACTACTAAACTGTTTGAACTGTTTGCCATTTTCTATTACCTCCTTAATTCATAAGTTTCATAAGATCCTCTGCCACATTATCAGATGTTCGTGGTGCTGATCCAGCTTTCCCAGATGCCGACAGGTTACCAGCCTGTAGTGTAGCAGTCAGAGTATTGATTGCCGTCAGCAGAGCAGCATTGGTTGTATCCTGTCCTGTCTGTGCTGTCAGATTCAGTGGAGTATTTGCAACCTGCTGACCCAGATTCAGTGGAGTATTTGCAACCTGCTGACCCAGATTCTGGATCTGTTCTGCACCCTGTGGGGTTGTGATCTGATTAAGCCCAGTCATGTTCTGAGCGTTCAGAATACCAATGATCTCATTTTTTGTAAATCCAAGTTTTCCCAGTTCTAAAATCTGATCTACATTCATTTTTTTCTCCTTTTCTGCCGGAAGTGAAAAATTAAATAGGTCAGAGCTTATGGGTAATCATCCCATGGCATCCGCTTCCGGCGGTCGATGTAGCCACTCTGACCTAACTCTAATATAGCTGTTTCAAAATAGTTTGTCAATATAAAACTTTACAGAAAAATTCTGGTAGCTTATCCTGTTTGTCAGACGATAGCTATCAATCCAGCTATAAAAGCACCGGAATTGATCTTTTCCATGCTGACTATCTTCAAATACATCCTTGCAAGATCCAGAAATATGATCCGACACATACAAGTGTGCTTTTGATTTATGCTCATAAATTGCAACTTTTCCAATCACACAAATAAGTTTGTATTGCCGGATGTCCTCAGATCTGATAGATGATACATCATCATATGCAAACTCGTTTGACAATGCCATCTTTGCAAAGTCTGTATCGTCCGATAAAGCACGATACAGCGCAGTATCTTTTTTCTTTTCTGAGATCGGGGAATCATTAATTAAAACTAAAATGATACCACGTTCTTTTAACATGGAAAACTCCTGCTTGTTTTTTTTCATCCGTTCCAGGATTGGAAGCAGTCCGAACGCTTGCACAATTGCATTATCCAATGTGTTCGAGTTGGATGCCAACCACCAGCGGAACGGTTTTTTGCCTTGTAACTCCCTGTTTGCTGAGATTGTTTCAACAGCATTCAAAAAAGCATCATCCTCCCCACTGATTGACTTTGCAATCTTTTCCGGAATAAACTCATCATAAATCCCTTCCGAAAAATCAGATCCGGAGAAACCACGGTTATTGTGCATGGAAGTAAGACAAAACGCCTCGCCTCTATAAACTTGTTCATCCTCTGTTTGCTCCATGATCTTGATACGCCCGTATTCGCCTCTTGGTTTTTCAAAATGAAAAAACCTGTTCATATCTTTATTTATGTCCAGCCACGGATCAAACTCTGGAAGAAAGACTTTTGTTAGCTGCTCTTTTGTACGTCTCATATAGATGATCTTCTCATTTTTTGAAAAGATGTCATTAATAAAGTGTCGGAAAATGCCATACGTTTTTCCAGTTCTACGTGCCCCAATAATGAATATGAAGTTAATTTTATTTTTATCAGCCAGCTGGACGATCCTTGGAACGTCCAGCCAGCCATTTCTATCGTAAATGTTCATTATTGAAATCCACCCCCAGAGTATGCCGGCTGCTCACCCTGGTTGCATTCATTGTATTTTTTAATACAAGCATCCTGAAGAATCTCTGTCCATTCTTTATCAAGTGAATACACGGAATTATAATACTTTCCATCTTTTCCCTTTGTGCTTGGGAATGACAGGAAAAGACCCTTTTTTCCCTCAACCAATGTCAGTCCTTTAATTAAAAGTGTATTGTCCAGTTCCAGATCAACAAAAGCTTTTGTTTTTGAGTGACCATTATAAGGTTTACAAGTAATTTTTACGTTTGATTTTAACATGATTTTTTCTCTCCTTATATTCATATAATCTTCATTTTGGCTCAACCAGTTTCCAATTTGATAGCTCCTTTACATCAATTCTAATGATTTTCCCCACCTTGTAAGCTACGATACTGATTTCATCATCCTCGTAGGTTACTTTCCGCAGGCTACTTGTTCGCAATGTTTCATAGATCTCAGACATATCAATCAATTTTCTTCACCTCCTTAATCACCCAACAGCAACCATACTTGACAGGTTGCAAACAAGCAAGCAAAAGTGACGCAAGTCCAGAAAAGGGTGATTAAATCTTCTTTGTTTTCTCTCCAGAACTTTTTCATAGTTTTACACCTCCTTTTATATTGTAATTTATTTATGTTACAAAACTATTACAGTTTTATAACATCTATTCTAACTATATACGGTATCTTCCATTTCAAACGGCAACGGCAGTCCTGTTTCCTTGTCATATGGAATCGTGTGATCTAACTCATACTCTGTATCACTCAATCGGATAGCACATCCATACTCAATCTTGCACCCTTCAACAGTCACTTTATTGATTCCATCATGGAAAATATACTCTGTCTTCATTTTCCACTTGGGATCCTGCCAGTCATTTGATCTGCGGTAGTTCCTGCGGAATGTCAAATCATTTTTGAAAACAAATCCTTTTCGAAAGTTTGTGATATCATCATCCAAGCAATATATGCCCTCTTTTGGTACTCCTGCAACCGTCAGATGCAAGGATGCATCTTTTTTCAGTCGGTAGCAATACCGCTTGCTACCCATTGTTATAAATTCACTGTATATTCCATCAAACTCAGCAATTCCTAACCGGAAAGTTTTCTCATTATAATCAACTACTCCAATGTTTCTTTTTTGTGACATTTCAATGATTGACCGATTAAACTCATCCAGTTTATCATGATCCCAGTCTGTTCCTTTTACGGAATCTGTGTCGGAATATAACCACCTCCGGCAGCAGGAACCCAAACGGAAAAGATAAGCCTGTGCATAAGCTGTGATCCATACTCCCCATTGGTAGGGCATGAAGCTATTTTTATTCTTATAGAACTTTTCAAGTTCCTTTTCCCTGTCCTCCGGTTCTTTTGCTTCCCATTCTCCGGATTCCATAAGCTCTGTGCATAAGATCTGAATGATTCTCTGTACAGTCATACCATACATTCCATTTAATTCACCCTTTGATATCATATAGTTTGCTTCATCCAAACCTTTAAGGGTACATTTTTTAAAAAACAATTCCATTAAATAGCCTGTGAACCACTCCGGCAAGTAGTCTTTTGTAGCTCTCATGACCTTTGACACGTCAGCCCACTCATAATCATAGTTTGACAGGATGACTTCTAAATCTGGATCCGTAAATGGATAGATAACAAGATCAGCGTTGACGATCTTTCCATTATCCAGATTTTCACGGAATTGTTCCTTTTTTGTTTTTTTCTTTTTACCTTTTTTGTCCTTTGGTTCCGGAAAAACACAAACTTTTGCTTTTGAGAAAGCCAATGGGGGCATAGGACAGTCTTTTTTCAGTCTCAGATTCTTTAATCTGATATATCCGGAAAAAGCATAATCCTCCTTGAGTTCCATTATGTCTTTTAATGTGATATTGTTAGTATAACAAAACCTAGTCATTGGAAATTTACAATAACACATCCAGGCAATATAGGAACTTACAAAGTCATAACACTCAACAGGCTCTTTTATCAGTTGGTTTACATAGTATCTATTTGCGTGAGTATACCCGCCATGATAGCAATTAAGCATCTGGTCATATTGCTCTAAGGTCATAGTCATTTGTTTAAATTGCTTACGCCATTTCTTGTCTTTTCTTGCCCTCCTGCGTGCATTGGTACGGATAAAACCAGTATTGGTCAGCGGACAGTTCGCCACATTAAAGCCACGTTGATCTATGTATTTGCGTAACGCCTTGCATAAACTGATCGTATCTGTGCAGACATAAGCTATTTCTTTTGCTGTACGTGGACTTGCTGGCGTTCGGAATTTCTTATAGTCCCATGTTCCGACCGCTTTTTCAGTGGTTCCCATGTCTTTGCATAGTTTCTCTAATGAACGCTGCGTAAGAATAAGACTATCACGAAATTCAATACCCTGTCCTGTCCACTTCATAAAAATATATTTATGTGTTTTAGCAGCTAATGACTTATCTGGATACCCCCATTTTTGGAAAAAATGGTTTCTCAAAAACACATAATCATAAGGGAAATTGTGCACATAAAACCGTACAAGATGACTATCATCAGAATGAAGAGTTGTACATATCCTATCAATCGTATCAATAAGATCAGAAACATGATTTCCATAAATACAGCAATCATCCTCTATAGTGATTGTCCAATCTGTCACAAAACCAATATCTTTATTGAGATAAACGAAAGTTTCAGTATCTACCGTTATGATTTTTTCGTAGACCCCGAGATAATGGCCTGCATTGGATCTCCGGATAAAATCACCATTGAACAGTCGCATATAATCATAGTTTTTGAAATAAATAACTGGATATCCTGCGACTACCATTACTTTACCCCCCTGCTATGGTCTATACTTCAAAGCTTCTGCTTCGCCAGAAAAACCTAGTTGAATTGCTATTGTATTGGCTGCATCTGGATCAGTTCTCTCCCGGAATTTTTCCAAATCTTTTATAATCTCAGAAACCGTAGAATCATCCAGTTTATGACTGATGATCCTCATCGTCTGTTTACTGTCATAGAAGCGTTGCATCCAATTCCAGACCTCAGACTTGAAAAATAACTTCATTTCCTCTTTTGACCTGAAATTAATTCCATATTCTATGCTTAGGCTCTTTTGGCGTTGATCTATGATCTCACGCCAACCCTGCACAGTGCTACTCTTTTCTTTCAATATTTTTTGTATAGCTTTTACCTGTGTTCTTGGTAGTCCCTTGTATTTTTCATTCTCAAGATTTTCCGGTATGGTTGACCTACCCGGAAAAAATCTTGCAAGCAGATCTTGATAGTCTGCATACGCTCCGCCAACTTCTGAATCAAAACCTTTTGCCTTTAACCTACGCATACGCTGATTCAGACGTTTTGCAAGCTGCCTGCGGAGCTGTAAAGCTTCCAATGTAGTAAGCATGTTCGGGTTGACATTCAAGCCCTTGCTCGTTGTTGGAATTTTAGGATTCTTTGGCATCATAACACCACCTTCATATATTCAAAAATAGGATCATAGTCTCTACTCTGTATGCAAAAATCTAATTCTGGTTTTTTAATGATTAAGTAAAGGTTTTCACATACTACTCTTGCATCATTGATTGTATCATGGACAAAATAGGATGCAATAAAATTATCTTTCATGATACCTATGAGAGACTTTGCTCTATTGTATATCGTTTTTCGTGCAACTCTTTTTATAATGATTTTTATTTCTGGATAGTTTAATTCTATCATGTCCGACCTGTCAAGATCTGGGCTGGATTTAGCAAGAGTTACAACCGGGGCCTTTACCCCGGTGTTTGTATATTTGAGTTTTTTGTATTTTGATTTCATTTAGTATTCCTCCTGTTCATCCTCTTTTAATCTCATAATCTCTTTAAATAACTCAATAGCTTCTTTATCGTTTTTTTGCATTAATAAGCTCAACATCATCAGTTCCTTCATATGCATCAGCAAAGTATCTTACTCCATTATACTCCTTATAAAGAGTATACATATAACCCCAACTTGTTTCAATACTCATAAGTTCTTTGCCAACATATACTCTGTATCTTCCATATAAAATTTTTCCATGCTTCATGTCTTCCCCCCCCTGCCTATCGGCTGTTGCTTTATTTGATAAGTCTATTATAGTCCATATGGACTAAATATGTCAACAGAATAAGTGACAGACTTTGTATGATAATGTCAGATAATTTAATGTTATAGTTACCTAGCAAGAATCATGCCAGTTTTGCAATTATGAACGAAATATGAACAGATTGGGGAAATGTTAACAATTTATTCACAGGTTGGTCTTGCCAAG